ATAATCTTCACGCTTCATATAACATTGGGTGGTTTTATGATGGAAAAAATTATAAAAAATCAAATCACCCTTTTGATTTTCAATCTCAACCTCTTCAAAAAACCGCTTCTGATATTTTAGGACTAGAATTTAAAGAAATAAATCCCGAATTTAAAACAGTACCTCCATCCCCTATAAAAGAAAAATATGTAACTCTATCAATCCAATCTACTTGCCAAGCAAAATATTGGAATTATCCTGGGGGCTGGGAACAAATAGTAAGGTATTTACAAGATAAAGGATATAAAGTAGCAGTAGTAGACCAACACAGATCTTTTGGAATTCATGGTTTTATGAATACTTCTCCTCAATCTGATTACCATTTCCATAACAGATCACTAGAAGAAGTTATGTCAGTTATTAATGGAGCCGAATTTCACATAGGAATAGGATCAGGATTATCTTGGATATCTTGGGCTTTAAATACTCCAACAGTTTTAGTTTCTTCATTTTCTAAACCTTGGTGTGAATTTCAAACGGATTGTATTAGAGTATATAATGAAACCCCTACTTCTGGATATTTTAATACCCATAAATTGGATGCTTCAAATTGGAATTGGTATCCTTTTAAGGAAATAAAATCAATGGAAGATTGGTATGAAATAGAAACTATTACCCCTGATTTGGTAATTCAAGAAATCAATCGTATATTATAATGTGTTTTGGCTTATAGAAAATAACGAGCAACTACAAACATTTAGGGAAAAGAAGTTCAAGAAAGTATTCATTGAGCCTCTTTTTTCTAATGATAATGTACATCCTTATTTAAGAGGTATAGTAGGATTTTACATTAGAGAAATTAATTACAGGAAAGGATTTATCATTAATGTAAATCATAGTGAAGCAACAAGTTGTGAGTTAGATAAAGTGTTAAATTTAATAGGGGGATTTGAGGAAATATTTGTAAGAGATAAAAAAGAGTTTCTACACATAGTACCTTTAAAACAGCTTAGCGACATACACTTCATTTCTCCTACGGATATCCCAGATCAATTCCCATGCCATGATTTTTTCTATAGGAAATACCCCCAAATAAGTAACATAGGCAGCATCATTCCAATAGTAAAGCATTATGAACGTTGTGAAACGATATTTGACGCAATTAAACATGTGTTTACTATGGAAAAACCACAACACTTTGAGTTTTATAATAATAAAGCTACAAATGTGTTTTATTGGATTGAATCTAATGGATTGAAGGTAGATCCTAAATTATTTGAGGAACATTTTGGTGTAGAAAAGGAATGGACTTACTCGCAGTTTAATCTAAAAACGACTACTACGAGACCTTCAAATTCATTTGGAGGAATTAACTATGCTGCTTTAGATAAAAAAACAGGATGTAGAGCAGCATTTATTCCCGATAATGACTTTTTGTTAGAGATTGATATTAGTGCTTATCATCCTACTTTAGCGGCTCAACTTGTAGATTTTGATTTTGGTGAAGGAGACATTCACCAAGCGTTTGCTGACATGTATGGAGTTGATTATAAAAAAGCTAAGGAGCTGACGTTTAAACAATTATATGGAGGAGTATTTAATGAATATAAAGATTTAGAATTTTTTAAGCGAGTAGAAAAATATATAGATGATATAAGTAGGAAAGAAGAAGTTGTCTGTAAATCTGGATATGTTTTTAAAACAGATATGAAAAAACAAAAATTGTTTAATTACATACTTCAAAATACGGAAACGTATTATAATGTACTTATATTAGAAAAAATTATTAAATTACTTAAAAATTGTAAGACAAAGATTATACATTATACTTATGATTCATTTTTATTAGATGTATCTAAAGATGAAAAAAGTATAATTAAGTCTATAATGGATATATTTAAAGAATATAAATTTAATATTAAAGTAGAAGCAGGTAGTAACTATAATGTTTTAGAGAAGGTTTGATATTTATATCCAAACCCTAATAATGAAAAATAAGTTATTTTGTACCTTTACTTCATTGGAAGATTTAGAGAGAACGCTAGTAGAGGTAAAATCTAGCTACGATATACTTTATAAAAAAATTTTTGTTTTATATATAAAGAGTAATGACGAATACGTCTGTACTTATAATGTAGAGCCATCAAGTGTAGAGGAGATTTTACCTAATACTATATTAGTCCATAGAAAAAAAGAATCAAACACATTATACACTATAAATGCTCTTAATGAGCTAATAAAATTACTGAATGGGGGAGTGGTAGATGTAAGATATAAGATTAATTGGCAACATTATCGTAATACTATTTTACTTACTCAGCACAATGAATTAAAACAATTAAAGACAAAGATTCATCAGATTCTTGAACTTTAATTTGGAATCCGGGGTTAGGATTCTTATATTTACAACAAGTTACATTTTAAAAGTTATATTATGGATTTAAATGCAATTCGCAGTAAGCTGAACTCCTTGCAGCAAACAAACAAAGGAGGCAATCAAAACAGCACTAGCTTGTTTTGGAAACCAAGTGTTGGTAAGCAAGTAATTCGTATTGTACCCAACAAGTTTAACAAAGCTAATCCTTTTACGGAAGTGTATTTTCACTACGGAATCGGTGAGCGCACAATGATTTCACCTATCAATTATGGTGAAAAAGATCCAATCGCTGAGTTTGCGAAGCAACTTCGTACTACTAGTGATAAGGAAAATTGGCGTTTGGCTAAGCAACTTGATCCTAAAATGCGTATTTTCGCTCCGGTGATTGTACGTGGTGAAGAGGAACAAGGTGTTAAGCTTTGGCAGTTTGGTAAGAATACTTACCTCGATTTCCTTTCACTTGCAGATGATGATGATATTGGTGATTACACTGATATCCATCAGGGTCGTGACATTACAGTAGATACAGTAGGTCCTGATGTTACGGGCACTGCTTACAATAAGTCTTCTGTTCGTGTTAAAACTAAGCAAACACCACTTGGTGATGCTGATCAAATTCAAAAGTGGTTAGATGATCAAGCTAACCCACTTGAAGTATTTAAGCGTTATTCATTCGAAGAAATGAAAGATAATCTTCAAAAATTCCTGACTCCTGAGGATGCTCAAGAAGGAGATATTATTGACGAAGATAAGTCTGATCTCCCTTTTGATAAAGGGGGGTCCCAAAACAATTACGCTCTTAAGACTCCCCAAAAAGAGAGCAAAGTTGATAAATTCGATGAATTGTTTAGCTAATGCCTAGAGGAAAAAAATCATCCCTAACTGAGGCAGTCTCTAAAGAACTAAAGGCAAATTTTGATTTGTCTAAGTTTAAGGAGAAAAAAATGCTTAATGCAAATGCTAAATTTAAGCCTCAACAGTGGATCCCACTTTCCCAAGCATTTCAGGATGTAACTTCAATTCCTGGCATACCTGCAGGACATATTGTCTTGTTAAGAGGTCACTCTGATACCGGTAAGACAACCGCCTTAATTGAGGCGGCTGTCTCCGGTCAGAAGAGAGGAGTACTCCCTGTGTTTATTATTACAGAGATGAAATGGAGTTGGGACCATGCTAAACAAATGGGTCTTGAAGTTAATGAAATAGTTGATGAAGAGACAGGTGAGATTACAGATTATAATGGGCAGTTTATTTATGTAGATAGAGAAACAATTAACTCTATTGAAGATGTAGCTGCATTTATTTTAGATTTAATTGATGAACAAAAGAAAGGTAATTTACCTTATGACCTACTATTTTTGTGGGATTCAATTGGTTCAGTACCATGTGAAATGTCTCTTAAATCAAATAAAAATAATAATGAATGGAATGCGGGCGCAATGTCCACTCAGTTTGGTAATAATGTAAACCAGCGTATTGTTCTTTCACGTAAAGAAAGTAGCCCTTATACTAATACACTTGTTTGTATTAATAAAGTATGGACACTTAAACCTGAATCACCTATGGGTAAACCTAAGTTGATGAATAAAGGTGGGTATGCTATGTGGTTTGATTCAACATTTGTAGTAACATTTGGTAATGTGATGTCTGCAGGTACATCTAAAATTAAAGCAATTAAGGATGGTAAGCAGGTTGAATTTGCTAAACGTACTAATCTACAAATTGATAAAAACCATATTAATGGAGTTACTACCAGAGGTAAAATTGTAATGACACCCCATGGTTTTATTAATGATGATGATAAAGAAATTAAAGCCTATAAAAATACTCATGCAGAAGCCTGGAGAGAAGTTTTAGGAGGTGTTGATTTTGATATCATTGAAGAAGATCAAGAAGTACAAGATATTTCCCATTTCGAAAAAGAACCAGATTAATGATTAAAAAAGATTTTAATTGGGGAAATCTTCATCAAAGCATGGTAGATACTCTTAAAAGAGAATTTACTGATTCAAACTTATATGAAACTATTTATAAAGTAAAAGAAGGAGATATAGTTGTAGATATTGGGGCTAGTACAGGAATTTTTACCCATATTATCTTACCTCAAAAACCTAAGCATGTTTTTTGTTTAGAACCATCAAAAACTAATTTTCCTTTTTTAGTACAAAATACTTTAGGATATCCTGTTACCTCTATAAATAAAGCTATTGGGAAAGGAAATGGTTTTTCTGATTGGAATGATGGTGGTATATATGCTGATGAAGGCATATATGAAACTATTACTTTTAATACTTTTATTAAAAGGTTTGGTATTAAAAAAATTGATTTTTTAAAAACTGATTGTGAAGGGGGAGAATATGATATTTTTAATGATGATAATATTGATTTTCTTCTTAATAATGTAGGATGTATTGTAGGGGAATGGCATTTAGGACATTACTATGAAAAACCTTTATTTAGGAACTTTAGGGACAAATATCTTTCTAGATTTAAATCTATTAAGGTTTATTCTGTTGATGGGATAGATATAACATGGGATTTATGGAATGATCATTTTATTGAATATTATCAACAAGTAATTTTTCATATAAGCAACAAATAATGATTAAAAAAGATTATTTAAAGATGCTCAATAACCTTGAGCAAGGGGAAAGTTCAACTAAACCTGGACAACACGAAAGAGTTATTTTTATAGATGGTCTTAACCTATTTTTACGAAACTTCGCTATATTAAATTTTGTTAACGGAAGTGGTAATCACATTGGGGGTTTAGCTGGCTTTCTTCGTTCTTTAGGTGCTTTAATAAATCAAATACAACCTACCTCAGTATATCTCGTATTCGATGGAGTAGGTGCCTCTACTAACAGGAGATATTTACTTCCCGAATATAAAACAGGTAGAAATATAAATCGAATTACAAATTGGGATATTTTTGAAAATATTGATGACGAAAATGATGCTAAAGTAGATCAAATTATCCGTTTAATTCAATATCTAAAATGCCTCCCAGTTAAAGTAGTTTCTATAGATAAAGTAGAAGCAGACGATATTATAGCTTACATGTCAAAGGACATGGCTAAACGTTTTAATACTAAATCCTATATTGTTTCTAGTGATAGGGATTTCCTCCAATTAGTAGATGATAATATTACAGTTTATCGTCCAATAGAAAGGGAATTCTACGATGTTCGTACTGTAAAAGAAAAATTTGGTATTGTTCCTGAAAACTTTATTCACTATAAAGTTCTAGTAGGGGATGCTTCTGATAAAGTACCTGGTGTAAAAGGATTAGGTAAAAAAGGTGTACTTAAACGTTTTCCTGAATTAGCAGAAGGACCAATGCCCTTTGATAGATTATTTGATTTAAGTGAGGAAAAACTTAAAGATAGTGTAGTCTATGCTAGAGTAATTCAAGATTGGGATAAGCTTTTAAATACAAAGAAAATTATGGACCTAGAAATCCCCATGATTTCAGAAGAAGAAAAAGAATACCTTTCACAACTACCCTTGGAACAACTTAATGAATTACGTATCTTAGAATTTATGAGTTTATACAGTGAAGATGGGTTAAATCATCTCATTAAGAATACAGAGTTTTGGTTAAAAGATACATTTACAAGGTTGGTTTATGACACTGAATAGTTTAGCAACATACGGCACGGCCTTCCAGATAAAGGTTTTATCTTCACTCCTTACACATAAGGAATTTCTTCAAAATATACATGATGTATTAAGTGAAGAATATTTTGATAACCAAGCTCATAAGTGGGTTATTGGACAAATTTTAGATTACTATGAAAAGTACCACACAACACCAACAATGGAGGTGTTAAAGGTAGAAATGAAAAAAGTATCTAATGAAGTTTTACAATTATCTATTAAAGAACAACTTCGTGAAGCTTATCAAGCATCAAATGAAGATTTAGAATACATAGAAAAAGAATTTTCTTCATTTTGTAAAAATCAACAATTAAAAAAAGCTCTTCTTAATTCCGTTGATTTACTCAACTCAGGTGATTTTGAGTCAATTAGAGGGCTTATTGATAATGCTTTAAAAGCAGGTGCCGAAAAAAATATAGGACATGAATACATTAAAGATACTGAAGCGCGTTATAGAGAAGAAGCAAGAACTGTTGTGGCTACCCCCTGGAGTAGATTTAATGACCTTATGCAAGGAGGCTTGGGTAACGGAGATTTTGGTCTCATCTTTGGTAATCCTGGAGGGGGTAAGTCGTGGACTTTAGTAGCATTAGGGGGCTATGCCGTTAAAATGGGTTATAATGTACTGCACTATACTTTAGAACTTGGCGAAGATTATGTAGGACGACGTTATGATGCCTTTTTTACAGGCAAACCTGTAGATACACTATTTAAAAGCAAGGATAAAATAGAGGAAATAGTCAAAGAACTACCAGGTCAACTTATTATTAAGGAATATGCACCGGGACAAGCAACAGTAAATACGCTTAGAGCCCATATTCAAAAATGTACTGATTTAGATTTTAAACCAGACTTAATTATTATAGATTATGTAGATCTTCTTTCATCAAAGAAACGAGTTCAAGATAGAAAGGGAGAAATAGATGATATTTATGTTAGCACTAAAGGTCTTGCTAAAGAGTTACAATTGCCTATTTGGTCTGTTTCTCAAGTAAATAGAGCGGGGGCAAAAGATGATGTGATTGAAGGTGATAAAGCTGCTGGTAGCTATGATAAAATCATGATTACTGATATAGCAATATCTCTTTCACGCAAAAAAGAGGATAAAGTTAATGGCACAGGTAGATTCCATATTATGAAAAACAGATACGGAATGGATGGAATGACATTCTCAGTAGTAGCAGATACATCTACTGGCCATTTTGAAGTTACGGATCACCATTTTGATGATAGTGATAGTCCTCGTCCTGTTCAACGAATTGAGGGTACAAATTTAACTACTCTAGATCGAGATACGTTAGCGCAACAATTTTTTCAATTAAACACTTAAAAAACAAAAACTGAGAATGTCTAAAAGTAAATTACTTACAGAAAGAGTCGTTTATAAACCTTTTGAGTATCCTAAAGCTCACGAGTATTGGCTCAAACAACAACAAGCACATTGGTTACATACTGAAGTACCAATGATGAGTGATATTAACGACTGGAAACAAAACTTAAATGAAACCGAAAAAAATATAATTGGTTCTATTCTTAAGGGTTTTGCTCAAACTGAAACTGTAGTGAATGATTATTGGAGTGGTTTGGTTACTAAATGGTTCCGAAAGCCTGAAATAATTATGATGGCGACCACATTTGGCGCCTTTGAAACTATACACGCGGAGGCATACTCACTATTAAATGAAGAACTTGGACTTGATGACTTTAGCGAATTTCTCGAAGACGAGACTACAATGGCTAAGATTGAGAATCTTATGTCAGTTAGGGATAGCTTTAATGGTACAAAAGATTGGCACGAAATTGCTAAGAGTTTGGCCATATTCTCGGCATTTACCGAAGGGGTTAATCTTTTTTCTAGTTTCGCTATACTCCTATCGTTTAAAATGCGAAACAAACTTAAAGGAGTTGGACAAATTGTTGAATGGTCTATTAGGGATGAAAGCATGCACTCCGAAGCGGGATGTTGGTTATTTAGAACACTTATCGAGGAAAACCCTGAGCTCAAGACTCCGGAGCTCAAAACCGCAATAACTGAAGCAGCCTTACTTTCATTGCAACTTGAATTAGATTTTATTGATAAAGTTTATGAAATGGGTGATCTAGAAGGATGCAATAAAGAAGATTTAATTAGCTTTATTAAAAATAGAGTTAATACAAAAATGGGCGATCTTGGTTATGAGGGTGTGGTTAATGGAATTGACCCAAATGCCCTTAAAAGAATGAAGTGGTTTGATAGCCTTTCAGCTGGAAAACAACATACAGATTTCTTTGCAAATAGAGTAACAAATTATAGTAAAGGCCACTTACAGTGGGATGAATCAATATTTTAATAATGGACGGAAATTTAATAGCAGATACAACCCAGTGGGTTAAGGGTAAAGATTACCCTGAATGGATGGATGAAGTAGGTGTAGCAACAATTTCTAAAGGATACCTATTACCAGATGAAACGCCTAAAAAAGCATATAGAAGGGTTGCCAGAGCAATCGCGGAAAGAATACATCGCCCAGAACTTGAAAGCAAGTTTTTTAAGTATATTTGGAACGGTTGGATTGGCCTCGCTAGCCCTGTATTATCTAACACCGGTACCGATCGTGGTTTACCTATATCTTGCTTTGGGATTGATACCCCTGATTCAATTCGTGGAATTGGTCTTACTAATGCGGAACTTATGAAATTAACTGCCCTTGGGGGTGGTGTTGGAATTTCAGTAAGTAGAATCAGACCTAGGGGCACAACAATTACGGGTAATGGAATTTCTGAAGGTGTAGTACCTTGGTGTAAAATTTATGATTCTGCAATCATAGCGACTAACCAAGGCTCAGTTCGCAGGGGTGCTGCATCTGTAAACTTAGATATTAATCATATTGATATTAATGAGTTTATGCAAATTCGTAGACCCAAAGGTGACCCTAACCGTCAATGTCTTAATTTACACCAGTGTGTAGTTGTAGATGATGCTTTTATGAGACGCCTACAGGATAGGGATGGAGATGCTATGAAATTATGGCTT